CATCAGAGCACTTGAGACCGTTTTTAGTAGCGTATCCACTAAAATCAAATTTCATTATTATTCTCCTTTCGATTCATTTGGGTCCAGTGGTTCCACTTCAGAAGGTACTTCTTTAGACTCATTTAGATTTTTGTTACGGAGCTCATCTGCTTTAGGATCCAGTGATGGTTTATAACCAATGATTGCTCGGATTTCGTTTGATGATAGGATTTCGTTCCTTGTGAATTTATCTACTATGTTGGCAAGTTCGGTTGCAGGAACGAGACTAAAGGCGTCCTTAAAGAACATTAATGATTGATTCTGACTCCTAGCAGTTTTAGTTAAGAATTTACGTTTAAGTTCATCTATGATTGCTTTAAGTATGGGGTATACAGTTCGACTATTGTAGTTCAACATCGTTGCCTCGTCAGCTTTACCATTGAACACATCCTCGGTTAGTCCTAACTGGCTATAAAGCATACTAGTTAGATACTCGATCTGATTCATAAGGTTATTTTCAGCTGGACGATTTAACTGTGTAACTTTCTCAGTCCCATCCGTATACGCAATGCCATACTTTGAACCCGAGAGTTGATCCTCAATATCCTTTCTGCGTA